ACAATAGGCGTATACGTTCATAGCAGCGCCATGATCTCCTCCCCGGTCTCAGTGACCAGGGTGTCGCCGCTGTCAGTGATAATCGTCACAACCGTGCTCCACTCGCCATCGATGGTGAGAGACGCGGAGATCACCCCCTCTCCCTGATCCGGAAAGTTGTTGGCTAAGGCGGTCACTAGCGCGTCGGCGATCTGCTCAATGGCCCCTTCCTCCTGACGGGCCACGACGATCAGGGTGCCGTTGCGCATGGCGCTCCTGAGGGCCTGATAGGCGTCATCGGATGGCACGTACAGCCCATCCAGTGAGATCGTGGCCGAGTACCGTCCCGGCAGGGCCCGAGCTGCCCGCCCATCCTTGGAGCTGGTATCGATCCCCTCGGTGCCATCCTCAAACGTGATGCCGCGCTGGGACCCGACCGCCTCGTAGATCGGCGTGTCCGCCGTGCCCGTATTCGCCAGGAGCAGGACGTCGCTGCCATTCCGTGCCATCAGCTCCACTCCTCCGCTTCCTCGGCCACGACCCGCACGGTAACGATACGCCCATAGGCGTCACGCTCATCGGCCGCGATAGGGCCCGTGCACTCTGAGAGGACCCATCCGTGGCCGCCAATGAAGAGCTCCTGCCGGTGGAGCACCACGTAGACCCGATCAGCGATGGCCTCGATAGTCACTACGCTGCCGCGCGTTGACGCATAGCACTTAACATCGCGCCAGACCTCACGCCCCCGCGTGGTCTTGGTGTCGAACGGCGTCCCCGCGACATCGCCCGCGCTCACAATGTAGGGGAGCTCCGCGTCCCGGGGGGCAGGGAATACGGTGAAGATCGCGGGCTCCCCCTCATAGGTGGTCAGCAGTCCGGTAAGCGTCGCGTCCCCCGCCAGGGCGTCGTAGATGGCCGCCGTCAGGATGCTCATCCGCCCTCTCGCCCTCGTTTGACGCCCAGCGCATAGGCGTAGTGCACAAGGGTCAGCATGATACTGAGCGCCTGCGCTCCCATCCTTAGCGTCGCGCCGTTCTGGCGCATGCCGTTGCCTTTTGCCATCGCCCAGAGCATGTGATAGGCGGCCTGCATCCCCTTGACCAGCTCGCCGTATTCATCCGGCGGCGATTCGCCGATGAGCTCATCGGCCGTCTCGTAATCGCACAACTGAAGGGCGTTCTCTACCTGCTCTCCGAGCTCATCCAGTTCCTTGTTTGCCATTATCTCCCCGCCAATAGCGCTACGACCTTTCGCCCGTTCTCCAAGACGGCTGGCCGCAGAAATGGATGCGCGGCCGCGGTCTTGCTCCCCACCTCAATCCAGTAGCCGTGATGGGTCCCGCTGGGCCCGCGCCGGACCCCCACCGCGATCACTACGCTCTTGCGGTCCCGGTCCACCACGTAGGTCAGCAGCCGCCCCACGATCAGCCGCCGGTAGCGCTCGCCCCAGTCCGGATCGGTGATAGCCAGCAGCCTACGCCGGGCGTCCGTCTCCACGAACTTGCCCACGATCTCGGCGTTGGACGTGACCTCCTCGGTGACCGCCCGGAGGACCTTCTCCGGCGTCCAGCGTGTCCACATGGTGGCCATCAGTCCTGCCGCTCCAAACAGTCGATCTCCCAATGCGCCCCCGCCAGCGACGGCTCGCGGACCCCCAGGACCTCGACCGTCAGCGCTCCGCTGGTCACCCGGTCGCCCCGCTCAATGTCCTCATCAGCCGCGACATACAGGACGTGAGTGATCTGCTGCTCCTCCGCGTCGGCCACCATGCGCTCGTTGGAGGTCCTCGGACGGATCCGGCCCTCGACGGTGCCGACATCGCCCCAGGTCTCGGGCCATCCGCCCTGCCCGTCCGAGGCCACTGTCGCGCGCGCGACGGTGAAGGTGTTGTTGAGCAGGCTCGTGAATATGCTCATGCTCCCCGGATCCTGTAGGCGCTCAGCACGTCTCGCTCGCTCAGCAGCAGCATCCGCGCGCCACTTACGCCCATCAGCCCCTGGCCCACGCCGCCTGTGGCCTCGCTGCCGAAGCTCACCGCGTAGTCCCCCAGGCTCTTGGAGACGACGCCCGCTATGCCCTCGTCCTCGGCCGCACGCAGCCCGGCCTGGTACGCTCGTGATGCGGCCCGGGCACACACCGCCGCGACGTCGTCGGGGATCTCGTCGTAGCCGTGGCTGTAGGTCACGACGACGATCTGCGGACCCACCGCCCAGCGCCTGCCCCGCCGGATGAGCTGCCCGTACTGCGCCAGGACGTAATCCTCGTCCGAGCCCTCGGTCAGCGTGTCCCCATCCTCCACCACCGATGCCACCGACACCACCGGCAGCTCCGGCAGGACCAGGTTCCAGCGCGGGGCCCAGACGTCCAGCGTGATGGACTCATCCTCCACCAGCCCGATGTACTGGTGGCAATAGTTGCGGATGGCCGCGCTGGCCTCGCTGATCGCCCGCTGGCAATAGGCCACTTTGTCGACGTCGCCGTCAATCTCCACCTGCAGCAGGTTCTCCACGTCCGAGACGGCGCAGAGATCAGCCATCAGTTGCCCCATCCTTGCTATGCAGTGTGCCATCGGCACACTGCTGGTGACTGCCCTGCGGGCAGTCTACGGCTTTGTCCTTCACCGGCCCGCGCCTCATCTTGTCCTTCACCGGCCCGCGAAGGGCCTTCTCATCGCCCATGACGCCCCCTCCTGGCCGCGAACATCGCGCGGACCTTCTCCTCGTCGCCGATGTGGCACTGTACGTAATGCCCAGGTCCAATCTCCACCGCCACCAGCGGCGTCTTACGCTTCCGCAGGCTCATCGCCGTCCGCGAATCCTGGGCCGACCGCTCGGCCACCTCCGCCACCCACGACCGCGGAAGCACGCACACCCGCGGCTTCGCCCGGTACATCGCCCGCAGGAAGGCCAGCCGCTTCTCGCACGGATTCCCATCCGCATCCGCCAATTCGGCCCGGTAGGCATCCATCAGCGCCCGCCCGTCCTCGTTGTCCCGCACAAATAGGAGCTCTACGGCGTGCAGGAGCACCCGCAGGTCCCGCACGTCGGCCTGGGTCCGCTTCCGCTCCTCCGGCATGCCCACGTCGGCCGCGGTCACCCCGTACCGCCACAGCGGCACCGCCGCATCCCACCGCTCCAGGAAATGCCACGCCGCCGGCAGCAGATCCCAGGGCACCCGCGTCCCCGGCTCGACGAACATCGTCTTGTCGTAGGCCAGCGGCCGTTCGGGATCCACCACAACCTCCAGCTTGCCGCTCTTGGCCTTGCCCTCGATGGCGGCATCCGGCCCCGTCAGGACGATCCCCTTGGTCGCGCTCAATGGCCCACCCCCACGTTCAGATGCGGAAACGGCTCATCAATCACCGGCAGCCCCAGGAAGGGACACAGCCGCTCGTACCCCTCGCCGCCGCAGATGTCCAGGATCAATAGCTGCCCCGGCCGGCCCTCGAAGTAGGCGCACACCCGCGAGGCATGGGCGTGGTAGGATCTCGCGAACGCCTCCGCATCGTAGGTCTCCATCCCGTAGTTCGCCCGCCGGTTCCACAGTTTCCATCCCGGCCGGATGTCGGCGATCGCCCGCCGGGCCCAGTGCCGCCTGCACGACTCCAGCCAGTCCGCCACGTCCCTCACGGTCAGGATGAACTTGGCGTCGGGATAGAGCCGGTCCAACACCTCCGCGTAGGGCGCCACCGGTGAGTCGGTCAGCGCATCGTATTGCCGCGATAGCTCCACGATCTTCAGGAGATGCGGATAATGCTTCGTACTGTATCCCAGCCGCGTCAGGGCCGCGCTCAGCGATACCGTCCCCGTCCGCGACAGCCCGATCCCGAACACTTTAGCTCTCGCCATTACCCCCTATACTCCTCCGGCGGCTCCAACGTCCGCCCATCGATGGGCGCGACCAGGTCGATGGCGCTCCCTAGGTCCTTCCCGTTCCGCACCGAGACCCGTCCGATGTGCTGGCAATACACCTTGGTCAGATACCCCACCTCCCAGCCCCCCGCTCTGGCCGCGTGGCACATGGCCTTGACCGGCGAACCCAATCCATCCGGCGGCGCGCACTCTTTCAGCACCTGCCGCCGCACGAACACCAGCGACCCGGGCACCTGCCAGCACCGCGTCACCGGATCCCCCGGCTCAAGATGTCCCCGCTTGCTGCCCCCGACGTTGCAGTGCGGATTGTTCAGCGCCAGTATGCCCAGCGTCGGCTCCTTCTCCATCGCCTGCAGACCCCGCGCCAGCCAGTCCGGCTCCGAATCCGGGCACAGGATGTCGTCGTCGGTGAATACCACCGGATCCGACGTCGTCAGGCGCAGGATATCCCGCAGCCCGGCCGCGATCCCCATTCGGTGGCGGCGCTGCGTCAGGCTCGCTACCAGCTTCCGGTCGACCCACCCCTGAGCCAACTCCACATTGCCCTCCTCGGAGGCGTCATCGATGATATGCAGCCGGTATGGCGTGCGGGTGCGGGTGACGATGTATTTGACCGTCTGTTTCAATAGCCGCGCGCGGTCGCAGGTGAGCACCACGATGTCGACCGAGCTCGCGCCGCCCCTGTCCATGCTGCCATCCGGCACGCCTCCCCGCCTGCACAACGGATCCCAATCCAGGGGCATCTTCGTCGTGGTCCAATAGATTGAGCTCTTCGCATCGTTGACGGTCCGCTTGTCGACCCGCCACTTGCGCCGGGTGTAGAACCAGTAGTCCACGCCCCGCTTCGTCCGTGGGTCCAGCTGGTCCATGGCCCCCACACCGACAACGTGCAGGTGCGTCAGGTCCTCCCAGGAGATGTTGTGCTTCCAATGCGGCAGCTTCACGACGGCCACGCCGTGGGGCTCGAGGATCCGCCACAGCTCGTCCATGCTGGTCAAGAGGTTCTGGCGCAGGTGCTCCAACACCGAGATCGCCGCCACCTTCTCAAAGGCCTCATCCTGCCAGGGCCAGGGGAGCTCGTTCAGATCCCATGCGATATCCACGTGGTCTGCATGCACCGTCAGATCGTGGTTGATGTAGCCCTCCAAGGGCTTGTTGCCACACCCCAGGTTCAGTTTCACCGTCGCCTGCCCGCCCGGCCCTGCTGCTGCCGCTCCCACATCTCCACCCTCCGCCAGGCCTCCGGTGAGTCGATCCGCCCCGGGATCACGCCCGTCCACCGCCGCGCATCCCCCACGTGGTGCCGGAGCCCCGCCGTCTGGATCCCCTTGGTGTACTTCGTAAAGGTGTTCCACTCGTTGCCCAACACGTACACCTTGAGTGGCTCGGTGTACATCGCCCGGATCAGCGCTCCCTGGTCCCGCTGGGCGTGCCGCTCCCACTCCTTCAGCCACCGGGCGAAGAAGCGCTTGATGCGCGCGTTCCGCCCAAAGGCCCACACGCCCCCGTTCCACTGCAGGGTGTGCAGGGTGTAGATCTTCTTCGCCGTCTCCGAGAGCTCCAGGTGGTTGTTCGTCCTCCGGAAGGAGTGCATGGTGTCCATCAGGTGGGGGTCCTTGCAGATGACGAACTCCCAGCCGTCCTCGATGAGCTGGAAGTAGAACCGGATGTCGCCCACCACCTCGGTGTCGGCGTCCAGGTATAGAACGGACGTCCACTCCGCCGGCGTGAGGCTATACGCCTTCAGCTTGGCCCGCCGCCCACCGATGTCCGAGTCCGGCTCGACCACCAGGATGTCCTCGGGGCCGATCTTTCGATCGCTACAGAGACAGATGGGCACTTCTGGCATGTGCTTCTTCGAGCTCCGCATCAGCCGCAGCGCGCACTTGCGCGCCGGATCCCCGAACGCCACGACGTAGATCCCGCGCTGGCTCTCGGTCTCCTGGGCCTCGGGCTCCTCCTCGTCGGCCTCGCTGATCTCCAGCGGCTCGCTCTCCACCAGCTCCTCCACCTCCAGCCCCGCGTCCGGGCCCTCCACCATCTCCATAATCGCCCTCCTGTGTCCGTCGCACCATCCATCGATCGTGTAGGGCTCCGTCGCCGCCCTCAGCTCCTCGCGGAACACGTCCGATCTGATCAGCACTGCTTCCTCCAGCGCTCTCACCAGCGACTTGGCATCCCCCCGCTTGTACCGGTGGATCCCCGCGATCTCCGGCAGCTCATCGAGCAGGCCCACGTGCCGCGGGATCACCACGCTCACCCCGCAGGCTAGGGCCTCCAGCGGCGGCATGGGCACCCCCTCCACGCGGCTCGTCACTACCAGGATGTCCAGCGACTGGTAGAAGCCCGGCATGTCCCGCCACCGGTAGCGCGTCGTCGGCACCGGCCAGCCCCGCCCCGAGGCTCGCCACTCCAGCCCTCGCCCCACCTTGGCTCGGACCACCTCCAGCGCCAGGTCCTCGCCCTTCCGTCGATTTGAGTAGCTGTAGCCACTGAATCCAGCCCGTAGGGGTGCAGCATGCTTCACCCGCTTCGGTATGGTGAATCGCTCTCGCTCCACCGGCGGCCGGATCCGCTCCGTGGGGCCGAACCGCTCCAGGTACTCGGCGTACATCGGCGCCGTCGCGATCCGGAGCTGCAGCCGCTTGGCCATGGCGTCGAAATACTGCGCCTTGCCATTGCCGGGTGGCTCCTCCTCGTAGTGTGTGAAGTAGGCCGCGACCGGCGCGCTCGGCCACGGCGTCTGTAGTTGCCCCTCGAAGTAGCCGCTTAGATAGACCACCTCGGCGCGCGGGTCTGCCCTGGCGGTCAGCGTCCAGCCGTTCCGATCCCGGAGATACCGCGAGAACCGCGGGAGCACCCTGTCGTCGTTCAGGTTCCGACATACGACGTTGACCGTCAGCTCTGCCATCTGCAGTCTACTCTAGGATCCGCTCTCCAGATCGATGACGACGAAGGCCGAGGGCCGGATCAGCGCGAACGCTGCCCGGAGCTCGCACAGGATGGCCACCATGTTTCGGATGAAGAAGTCCTCGTGCGAATCCGACACGGTGATGGTCGCATCCTGCCGGTCCCACAGGACCGCCTTGCTCCAGTTGCCCAACACACCCGTCCCCTGGGCCACCAGGTTCGACTGCGCCACCGGATAGCTCCAGAGGCGAGGCGGGCCCTGGCTCAGAGGCCCGGCGAAGAAGAACTGGCCGTTGGTGTCCCGGGTCAGCTCGATGGTGGCCCAGTCCTCCGGGTTCAGCAGCCATGCCGTCGGCGTCTGCCGCCCGTTGTTCCACAGGTTCACGATGGCAGTGCGGGTGGTCACCCAGATGTCCGTGACCCACGGCTGCAGGAGCACACCGGCGGTGTTGAACAGCCCGGTGAAGTTGGATCCCACGCCGTTGCCGTTGAGGATCTGGTTCTCCAGCTCCTCGTAGACGTCCGCCCGCAGCTCGTCATCGATCAGGCTTCTTAGCTGCGCCACGTCCGCCAGCGCCCGCTTGGTCGCCGGGATCCATACCGCGATGGTCTCCACTGGCGTGGTGATGGGCTCGAAGGTCATCGTCCCTTCGGGCTTGTCACCCTTGATCTCCCCACTGCCTCCCGAGTATTCAGTCACGTTGGCCTCGGGAACCGTGGTCGCCTGAGTCACCTGCGCCGTCTGGCGCACGAAGTGCACCAAGTCGCTGGTGGTCTGCCGCTTGCTTACCAGATCCAGCACGCTCAGCGGATACCGCCCGATCATCTCGTAGATCCGGGTGTAGTCCGTCTCCACGAAGGCCCCGGCGCTGGCGTCGCTTTCGCCGGTGATGAGCGCCTTGAGCAGCACCCGCCGCAGCAGATCCTTCACCTCCACCGGCGGCGACACCAGGCCCCGCGCACCGTCAGGGATTCGCCCGCTGGGCGCTACGCGCTCCATCCAGGCCTTGAAGGCACCATCGGTAACGAACCGCTCGCCGATCGTGCCTGCCGCGCGCTTGACCGTCTCCTGCGCCTTGCCGCTCAGCCCGACGTCATCGAACAGGCCGGACAGCTCGTCGATCTGGCTCTTGAGCGCCTCGTCCGCCTTGGCCGCATCCAGCTTCTCCTTGATCTCGCTGGCCTCTTTCAGCAGCCGCTTGATCTCCTGCTTTTCCTCCGCTTCGAAGCCGCGCTCCTCCGCCTCCGCCTTCTGTGCGATGGCCTTGGCGTCGGCCAACAGCTTCTTGTACTTCGCAATCAGTTCTTTCACCGTCTACTCCTCCAGGAGCGTGAGCTCCAACTCCATGATATCGATCTCTGCCGCTATCACTTGAGGAGATGGCCCGCTCGACTCACCGTTCCCGGTCTGGTCTTCGTCCTTCGCCTCAATATCCGAAACCGCCTTGAGCTCCGGCGGCTCCTGATCCGCATCTCGAATGTGCCGGGCCAGGTGGTTCCATACCCCCTGCCTGTCGCCATCGGGGATGGTCGTCCCTCCCCTGGCCCCGTTCAATACGCCAATCCCTGCCACGCACCCCCGCACACTGGCCGCGCCGGGATCCCCGCCCTCGCCCACCATGTGGTGGATGAACCGGTAGGTCGCCTTGACGTCCTCGTCGCCCTCCGGGTCCCGCCAGGCATAGATCCGGCGGTAATAGGCCAGATCCTCGCCGCTCCGGGCCCGCGCCTCGTTAGCGGGTCCATCCCACTCCGCATCCGTGGTCCCCGTCGAGTGGCTGGGGAGCGCCGCCTTTTGCGCCTTGATGGACTCGGTATAGGTGCCGATCCCTGCCCCCAGCAGCACCGGGCTCACCTCGTGGACATTCAGCGCCTCCAGGAACTGGACCTCCTGCCCCTCGAATTCGCCATGGCTCCACTTGTCGATGTCGAAGCCGTAGGACCACTCCTGCAGGTCGCCCAGGTTCTTCACGGTGAGATAGGTCTCCCGGCCCGCTTCGGTGTCCAGGAAAAAGCGCCCATCCACCCAGGCCTTCTCCTCATCGGCGTGGATCTCGCCCCGGCCCACCGGCAGGTCCTGCCACCGGTGGCCCCAATAGGCGATCCGCACCGGCTGGCCCTCGGTGAATGCGCCGGGCAGGGTCACATCCCCGTCAAGATCAATCACGTTGAACGTGGAGAACACTGCCCGGAACTCGCCCTCCTGGCCCTCGGCCTTGATCTCAATCGGCGCCCGATAGGTCTTGGTCTTCATGTCATCCCCCAAACTCCACCGAACACATGCAGTTGGCGTTCTCCTCCGCGCCGGCGGCGGGATCGCCCGGCCACCGCTGCCCGTTGGGAAACGTCTGCCGAATGTCTATCTTCATCCCATTCTGCGCCGCGTGACTGTCCCGTGGGTTCCCGCTGTTCACTCGCCACGTCTTCGTCCGCAGTCCGCCGGCGTTCGCCGCCTCATGGGCCCCAAAATTGAGCGCCGCGGTCACCCCGCTCACCGCCTCCCGTGCCGCCCACACGCTGATCGCGCGCGCGAAGACGTCCCGCACCGCATCCAGGGGCTCGGGCTCGCGAAGTGCCCCGGTCACCTCGTCCCGCGTGTAGGCATTGAGATAGGTCGCCTGGATCCGGCTGTGCTCCTCCAGCCAGGGGAGCATGCGCTCCTCCGAGACCTCCGCCTCCAACCGCCCCGCGAACTCGTTGGCCCACTCCATGGCCGTCAGCCGATTCAGCCTGAGCAGATCCTCGCCCAGCTCCCGGTCCCACCGCTCATCGTCCCACCACACCCCGCCGATGTCGCTCTTGGCCGCCTTCGGCACCCGGCTCACGATGGCCGCCTCCTGCCGCCGGTAGTGGCTCACCAGGACCTCCACCCACTTCTGCTCGTGCCGGGCCCTGAGCTCGGGCTGATGGGTGTCAAGCCCGAGGCCCTTCTGCAGTTGGTGCTTCTGCTCAGGCACCAACTGCCGGTCAGTCCGCTGCGCGGACTGTACGATGTCCTGCGGGCTCGCCTGGCCGCCCACCAGCACGTTGAGCGGCGTCACTAGCGCATCCGCGTCTCCGTCCATCCGTGGCATATTCATGCGCGCCCGGGCCTCGTTGGCCGTCATCCACGGCCGCCCCACTGCCCGCTGTATCGCCTCTGTCTGCTCCTCGAAAGAGCCCTGGAGCTTCTCCTCAATGTTGAACTCGACGTACACGCCCTGAGTACCCTCGAACTCTGGCAGGAGCTGCAGCTCGATGTCGTCCTCGATCATCGCCAGCCACGGGCCCAGCGAGTCCTGGTACAGGTGCTTGTGCTGCTCCTTGATGTTGGAGAAGGTCGCGTGATCCAATATGCCCACCATCGGTAGGGGGATGTGGTAGGCCCGCGCGCATTCCTCCCGCGTCAGCTTCCGGCCCGCCAGGTACTCGCTCTCCTGGGCGTTGAAGGTCACCGGACGCCACGTCATCCCCTCCTCCAGGATGGCCGTCTTCCCGCTCTGCTCGCTCCCCGCGTACAGAGCCTCGAACTCCGCCTTGAACCGCTCCCTGGCCGGAGTGCTCCACTCCGGAGCTTCCGCCGGCCGCTCGATGATCCCATGCATCCGCGCCGCGTTCTGCCAGAACCCCTCCCGATACTCGCCGGCCGCGTGCTCCTCCGCCAGGACCCGCCTGAGCGTCTCCAGTGGCGATAGGCCCGTGATGGCGCTCTCGGGGTTGTGCCCACGGAAATGGACGACGTCCCCCGCCGGGATCTCCCGCTGCTCTTGCCCCATCAGGTGCAGCCGGTAGCTGGTCGGCACGAGGCCGCCCTTGACCTCCATGTACTGAGGCGGGATCCGCAGGAGCCCGAGCTGCGCGTTCTCAACCCGCACCTTGAGCCAGTAGGCGTTGTAGTAGGTGCCCAGGTCGGCCATCAGCGATTCCATCAGCCGGTAGCGAGTGACCTTGTACTCTGCTGGCAGCGGTTGGCCCAGCGCACGGGCCAGAGGGTGGTCCGTCAGCCGCTCCCGGTCCGTGTCCGAGACCCGCCGGAAGACATGCAGCCCGAGCTGCGCGATGTTGCGGGCCAGGAACTCCACACAGGTTCGCACGTTGGGCTGGGTTCGGTAGATCGTCGCGTAGTCGTAGTGGTATTGATTGTAGAAGTGCAACGATCCGTGGCGGCGGATCGGCCACCACGACGGCTCAATACTGGCCAGCGCGCCCGCGCTCTGTACCACGGCCATATCTAGCCCCCTACTACCTGGATGAAGTCCACATTGCTGGCCGCAATCACCACCTCACCATCCATCACCACCGCCTCACCTCGCGTCTTCAGCATCTCCGCGTTCCGCAGTACCAGATAGCCCCACCGCCGCCGCCACAGCACTCCCCGGAACGTCCGGTCGCTCTTCGTGTTCACGATCACCTGGCGGCAGACGGGATAGCGGTTAAATAGCCTCATGCCGCCTCACATAGCTCGCGCTCTGCCAGGCCGTGCTCGTAGCCCCTCTCGTAGGCTCGCATGGTGTTCTCGCCCTTCCCCCTGAGGTAGCCCGACGACTCGCCGTATTCCCTGCCCTTGCGGTAGCCCACGGTGTACCCATACAGGCCGCAGAAGAGGAGCGCGCCAGCGAACCCGAAACTCAATATCAGGATGCCTGGCAAGGCGATCTGTATCATCATGCCACCTCCAAACCACGCGTCTCGTACACACTGCGCCGTGGCGGCTCGTGGCGAAGGGCCCGGTCGAGCCCCATCACCAACGCCACCATGCCGTCAATCCGCTCCGTGGACTTCTCCTTGTCCGGCTTCAGATTCCCCGCTGGGTCCTGCCGGACCACCAGGTTGTTGGCCATCCACGTCAGCACGGGGTTGCTACCATGGGCCAGCTTGTGCTCCATGATAAGCCGCTCCAGCTCCTTCGTAGGCGGCGACATCGAGGCATAGCCCTGGCCGAACTGGACCAGCCAGTCGTCGCCCCCACGCTCCATGAGCTCCGTCTGGATCTTCGTAGCCCCCCACCGGTCGAAGGCGATCTCCCTGACATCGTAGGCTTGCGCCAGCTCGTCGATCTCGTGGAGGATCCAGGCATAGTCGATGACGTTTCCCGGCGTGGCCGTGATATAGCCCTGCCGGACCCACACGTCGTACGGCACCCGGTCCCTGCGGCTCCGCTCGCGCATGGCCTCCTGCGGGATCCAGAACCGGCAGATCACCTGGTAGTCGTCGCCCTCCCCCTGCGGCGGGAACACCAGGAGGAACGCGGACACATCGATGTTGCTGGACAGGTCCAGACCCCCGTAGCACGTCCGCCCCCGCAGCCCCTCGGCTCCCACCGCCTGCCCGCACTCGCGCCAGTGGTCCATGTTCACCCACTTGGTCTCCGCCTGCGTCCAGATGTCCAGATGCAGCCGCTGGAAGGCATTGAGCTGGCTCGGCATCTCGCTGGCCCGGGCCGCCAGCCGTTTCATGTCGTCCCACTTCTTGCACACGCCCAGATTCGGGTTGGCTTTCACCCAGACCTCTTCGTCATCCCACTCGTCGTCCTCATCGATCGAGTAGATCAGGCCGAACCAGGAATCGTCCTCGATCACCCCCTCCAGGGCCTTCTCCGTGTACTCGTGCTGTTGGTAGCACAGCGAGTGCCGGTCGTATCCCGCCGTCGTGATGGCGAACATGAGCGGCTGCCGCCGGCTGCCCGTCGCCGTCTCCATCACGTCCCAGACGTCCCGTGTCTTGTGAGCGTGCACCTCATCGACGAGGGCCCCGTGGACGTTCAGTCCGTCCATGGTGTCCGCGTCCGCCCCCAGCGGCTCGAACTTCGACGCCGTGTCCACGATGTGAATGTTGTCGCGCACCACCTTCACCTCGCGGGATATCATGGGCGAGGCCTTGGTCATGCGCGTCGCCTCGCTGTGGCTGATCCGCGCCTGGTCCCGCTTGGTGGCCACCGAGTAGATCTCCGCCCCCGGCTCCCCATCGGCCAGCATCAGGTACAGGCCGATCCCGGCCGCCATGGTGGTCTTGCCATTCTTCCGTGCCACTTCCAGATAACTGGTGCGGAAGCGCCGCATCCCATCAGCGCGCTTCCATCCGAAGAGGCTGGCCACGATGAATTGCTGCCACGGCTCCAGGACCAGCGGCAGGCCCGCCCACTCGCCCTTCGACTGCCGGAGGAGCGTGAAGAACCCGATCGCCCGTCGGGCAGCCTGCTCGTCGAAATACAGCCCCCGCTCCGAGCCTGTCGCCATATCGCGCCGGTGCCGCTCACAGGCCAGCTTCACCCATCTGCAGGCCACCTGCTCGCCGCTCAGCACCTGGTCGACGTAGCGCTCGGCGGAGTAATCAATCGGCATCGGGCGACCCCGCTATCCGGAACAGCGCCTCGGCCAGCGTCTCCTCCTCACCCCGCTCCGGTATCTCCAGCCTCGTCCTGCTCGACGGCGTCAGCCCAAACTCCGTCGCATACCGCCTGAATGCCGCCGAGTTCGCGTTCAGGATCGCCACCGCCGGATGCGCTACCGTCTGGCCCTGCGACCCCGCCGCAAACAGCCCGTACTCCTCAATGGCGTCCACCGCCTGCCGCACCATCTGGTAGTGCAGGCAGAGCATCTCCAGCGTCGCCTTGTCGACCTCAGTGAGCAATCCCACCCGCCCGAGCCGCGGGGCAAGGGTCCGCCACAATCGCTTGCCATCGTTATTGAGCCGACTCCTAGGCGCGCTGGTCGACTCCAGCCCGTACTGCGGCTCCCGCTCATTGAGCGGCCGCCTGCCGGGGTTCCCGGCTAGCTTCTTCAATGCTGTGGGCTTCGGTTTGGTCCCAGGTCTCGCCATGTCAAAACGCCCTTCCAAGTTGCGCCAGCCTAAGCTAAGT